TCGGTGAATCCATTTAATTCTAAAAGGGATCATCATGGAAGTTATGGCGAAAATGTTTTTACTAAAAAATCGTTATTGGAATTTATAAGTTCAATCAAAGCCCATGATTTCATATTGGAAATGAAAGATTTCAAGGAATCATTTAAGTTTTTGGAATTATCTTAAAATGATCATGATCATTTTAGGATGATTATTTTTAATCATCTCAGAGACGATCTATAATCTTCAGCATAAACCACCGCGTGAACGTAAATGTACAGCAGCAAAATATACATTAAAGCAAATAATATGCTTAGCATGATGGGCCAATCCATGTTTTCTATGAATCGAAATTATTTAAAAATAATGAACCCCATCCAAATTGTCCATTTCATCTTCGCTGGAAGAATCTGCTCCGCCCAACATATTCTGGAAATCACTGAGGAAACCATTTTTGCCCGCATCGTTGCGATATTTATTAGCACTACTGAATGGGAAGTATTCCTCTTCGAACTCGCGCAAAGTAGGATCTTCCTCTTCTTCATCTTCGTGCAATCCATCCGTTGCGATTGTTGCGGCCAACCCATAATCTAAATAATCGTCGTCATCACTATATGTTTTGAACTCTTCATCTTCGTCATCGCTGTCATCATCAAATTGATTTAACTTGCCTCCGGAAAGTGTATCGCTAAACATGGAACTGAATTGATTTTCTTCAGCGCCAGTGAATGCATCAGGTGTGGGGCTGACTTGATTTTCTTCAGCGCCAGTGAATATGTCTTCATCGTCGCTGTATTCGTGTGCACCAATTAATTCGAAATTTCCATCGACTATTTGGAAATCGAACATTCTGCCAGATCTAGTTGCCATTTATTTAATGAAAAAAATATTCTCTAATCAAATATCATACACAATTGCGTATAGTTCATTTATAATTTTGTGATTTAAGCTTTGCAAGTTTACTGTTATATCACAGTATTTTCCGGTTTCGCTGATTAATACGTTTTCGTCCCGCAAAACATCATAGATTTTTCTTTTTTGATTGGCATTAAGGTTGCTCCGATACAACCCATTGTAGATTAGATCGATCTGTCTTTTCTTCCAGGCTTCCATTTAAAAAAACTTTTGCAATTTACAAATCACAAATCACAAATTATAATTTGGAATTTATAATTTATAAGAATTCATAACTCGTTTTGGATTTGGGAATTTATTATTTAATTCACTTAGATTCTTCCAGATTTCTATTATCTTTCTCATGTATTCTTCCGTGTCATTTAAATAATAGATAATCTCATCATTTTCTTCTGCCGGCAAAAAGCCATTTGCATACATCCGATAATCGCCTGCCTTGACTTTCAATTGCTTTCCTTTCTTTTCAAAAAGATAATCTGGTGCATTAATTTCTGGCATTTCGAAATCGCTATCAACGCGGAAAGTTATGAACGAAATCTTCTTTGCAACATTGGCCATGATCGCTGATTTGGATTCCGATGTTCTGGCAATCATGGAGATCACTTCCAGATTAATTGTGTTTCCAATTTCCAAAAGTTCCACAACAGATTTTTCATAGGCGCTTATTATTTGATAATCGACCAAAACTGATGTTTCCTTCAATGCTTCCAAATCGCTCACAATGGAAAACATATAAATTTCTTGTTCCCTGTCGTTTTTCTTGATTTTCCGGATTCTTTCCAATTTGCAAAGAATGATATCCCCACTAACAAATTCACACAATTCCAATTTGACAGTCAAAGGCACATTGCATTTGCCATTATTTAGAAACATATTCCCCTGACTAACAATGGAAGATTTGGTGATGATTCCACCATAAAGATTTTTATTGAGATACGTTCTATTGATCTTCTCTTGCAAAGTTTGGCTTTGATGAATTTCAGAAAAGTTTACCTCCACGAATACTTTGATTACAATATCCCTCATCGCTTTTGAATTGTAGATCTTAAATAATATCAAAAAAAATAAGTTTTAAAATTCAAGTTTAAAAATTTTAAAATTCAAGTTTAAAATTTTTAAACTTGGGTATGCGTATCATTTTCTGCGTCCTCTGAGAATTTTCTAACATAATTTCCGTGCTTTTCCATTAATTTCTGGTGATATTTAGGGAGATTAGAACTTAGCCAATCAAGCAAAACTGGAGATATGATTCGATAATATTCAGAATTCTGATTTAAAAGATCCGCATCTGGATCAATAATGCTCTTCAATTTGTTTTGTAGATTTTCATTAGCAGAACAATATTCAATAGCCCCCTTCGGATAGAATATATCTCGGAATTTTGTGCCGGTCTTTTCGGAGACTACCACATTTTCGATCAATTTCACTGCCAAAAATTCGGATACATTTAGTGGTTTTTCCACATCCTTTTCGTTTTCCTCATTGATTTTCACTTCTGTTATTTTTAAAGATTTCTTAATCTTCGCACCAGAATGTGATTCTAAATTCGTTAAGGAATTATGTAATTCTTTAACCTCTGTAAATATTTGAACGCTCTTGTTGAATTCTACCATATCCCGGTTGATGTTATCCATCATTTCTTCCGTGATTTGAATCTTATTGATGCGTTTCTCTATCGTATCCAGGCGATTTCCGAAGTGCTCGAACTCCATCTTGTTGGATTCCACCCTATCACGGATCTCCTTAAGTTGAGTTTTAACTGTGTTGAAGTCTTCGGATCTTTCCATTTTAAGTTTATATTGTTAAATCAAATTTTTTAATCAAAAATTTTCTGTATGATTTTGCAATTCACTATTAATTTGAGTGATTCCATATTGCCTTCATTCGGAATGGAAAATATGATGCACTATTTTAATTTTGCAAAAAAATTTATTTCGTTTTAATTTAAGAATCCTCCTGGGATTATATTTGCTTTAACGCCAAAACTACTTAGATTGTGGATAATTTGCGCAGTTGCGTGGGTTGTTTTGATCCGACTGAAGCTAGCCAAATTGCAGCCCTTGCAAGTATAGATATTTTTCTTTGGATTCACTGCTGCAATGGTGTGGCAAGTATCGCAAATGTAGACGTATTTTGCATCGGAATCATTAAACAGAATATCATTCATTACTTTGGTTGCACCATGTGCGGCAAGCACATCAATTTCCATATAACCGAATCGTTGACCGCCACCTTTATTGATTCCCTTTTCGGGTTGTTGCGTGATAAAGTTAATGTTCGGATTTTCGGTGACAGAAGAATTATTCTTAGATAATTTATTCAATCTTTCATAACCATTATGAAGCACTCCAATATGTGCTTTCATTCTTTTTCCTGTTTTTCCGTCATACAATACGTGCACACCAGAATAATCCATGTTTAGTTCTTTTGCCAATTTCTCTAATTTCTCTTTATCGAAACTCTTGAAGAAAGTAGCATCTGCAAACGCACCAACGCGTGCACACATTTCCCCTAAATGACCTTCCAGGATTTGCCCGGAAGCCATTCGACTAGGAAACGAAGCGGGATTGATACACATTTCTGGAGTTAATCCATTTGCCAAAGTAGGCATTAAATTATCCGGCTTTACATTGGAAATGACTCCCTTGCAGCCAGATTCTGCACCGAATTTATCGCCTTGCTCGATTGGAATAGATACTTTATACCCCACCTTAACGATTTTCGTGCTTGATTTGTGGCTGATTCCAGCATTATCGATTGTGATAGTATTGCTGGATTTGTGATAAATACTTCGATCGGTTTTGATAATCATTGGGGTTTCACCGCGAATTACTTTATTTTCCACAATGCCAATAATAGCCATTCCTTTTGTGATTACAGTTCCTCTTTTCGGCAAACCATTAATCAAGTGGCTGAAATCGGAACTCTTGATGCCGTTAACGGTTAAATCGGGAGTTTCCAAAATTTGATCCGATGAAAGCTCAACGGAAGTGGAGTTAAACAAATCAATTGTGTATTTGTCGTGATAAGCCAATGATTCCGAAACAGAAATGGAATCTTCCTGATTGTCGGCATCAGCCAAAACGGCAACGAGAATTGATGTTGCTCCATAATTGTAGACTTTATCCACAACAGTTTGCACTAAAGGCTTGTAAATGTTATATCTTACCGGCAATTTCTTATGATAATTCACATGATAATTCACGGCAGGAAATGCCAAAGCTTGCTTGACAAACTTGGAATGATAAACACACCTAACCGGTTGGGTGCAATGCGGAAAAGTTCCAGATAGAATACTTAAACTGAGATCACCAATAGGAATACTCATATGCGTGTAATCATTTGTTCTGTCATTTTTGCGGGCTTCGAATTCAGCCAACGAGGCGCAGGCAATAATGTTCATGTTTTCATTCGGCGCGATATATTCTATCACCCCTTCATTTACTAAATCCTGTAAAGTGATTTGCTTATTGTAAAGCAATTCCGCATGCCGTTTAGTGAACAAAATATATTGAAAATCTTTTGGTGCGTCGTATTCAAAATGAGGTTTCGCTGGCCAAGAATTGTATTTGTCTTCGTGCGGTTCTCGATTTTGATAAACAATGACCAATGGTCGGATTAATCTACTCATGTTAGAATAGAAATGTAAATCACCATTATCCAATGGATTATATGAAACAGAAATGTGTGGATGTATTTCACCCGCCCTTCTTTTCAATCGATATTTTCTGGCAAGAATTCGGGTATCGTGATGAGTCCCCAAAGCTTTGCCGTTAACAAACACTTGACTGTAAGTGTTGTTCTTTTCGTTCAATTTGTCGAATTCTTCCACTTCCTGTTTGAGCATTTCGATCAACGGATTGGAGTTGATTCCAGAAGTGATTTCGCACATCAAAGACATTTGCCCGACATTTCCTGTATCGGCACCCTCAATAGATTGGATAACACATTTGACGCCTTGCTCGGATGGATGCACACTTTTCTTTTGCACAACCACATCATTGGATTTGCCGCCAACTACATTTGGATCGACAGTAATGGAATGACCAATACAGACTTCCGTGCCGCGATTGGTGTAATCTTTTTGCACCGCAGAAGTTCTGTTCTTAACGTCGCGGCCTTGTTTAATTGTGATTTCCGGATTGTTACCAGAACTCAATGTTTTGGATAAAACCTCGCAAAGTGTATCCGGTTTGTGACTTTTATTATAGATTGTTTTGGTGTCCACATCCGGGCCTTTCCTGATTTTCTTTGTGATTCCAGAAATAATATTTGTGGCCACGGTATAATTGAAAATGGATTTGAAACTTCCCACCAATGTTGGCGCGGGATTATAAACCGCAACATTCTCCAAAGAATTGCGATCAGTAACTTTGTCACCATTTGCGATTCGATACATTTTATTAATCAGCGAGCCGATCGAATTGAGTTTGTTCTTTCTATCATTCGATGTAATCCCAATATGCGGGAATACGGTGTGGTTGAACAATTCATTGATTTTCTTGAATGTGGTGTGCTTTTCCTTTAAATTGGAAAACTTATAACCGGAATCAAGCATTAAAGTGGAGTCATTCTTATTCAGGATTTCGGCGATTACCAAAACCAACTCCATTGGATCGTTTACATTTATGGATTTATAATTTTCAAAACCATAAGTTTCGGAAATAGAAGTTTTCAAAGTGGTGTAATCTTGCTTCATCGATTCATGGAATTGCGAGGCAATCATAATGTGATCCTTAATCTTTGGATTGTAATTCGGCAAAACTGTGTCGAAGATTTCCTCATCGGTTGCGGTTTCGAACAAATAATAGAGAATATAAAATGGAAAGATAATGCTATCTTTTTTAATATTCAATTCTACCAATAGCAAGTTGTTCGGATACAAATGCATTACCAGAAATTTGGATTGTTCATAATAATCACCCATTTGCGAGGAGAATTTACAACGGATTATTCCCGCTTGATCTCGACTAAACAAAGGAATGTTTTTCACATTATTCTTTCTGGAATACATCACCTTAGCAGAGCCCTTAATTATAAAGTGCCCGCCTAATTCGAATGGATCCTCGCCAAGCGCAAGAAGAACATTATCTGGTTTGTTATAGAGTTGACAGATTTTGGATTTAACCATAACGGGAATACTTCCAAGAGGTTGATTTGCAATATTGTGCTCTACCTTTTTGTCCGCAACCAATTTACCGTTTCCGCTTGGGTCGCGATATTTGATTGTCCACAAGTTGACGGTAGCATAAATTGGAGCCTGATAGGTAGTATTATCAATTCTTGTTTCATTCGGATAAAGTGGGCAGATTCGTCCACGCTTTGATGTGGTGGGAGTATCAATAACCACATCTGTGAAATTTAATCCATATTCAACCTTGTGAATTCCATTAACTGGCGGACTATAGGTATAACTTAATTCCTGCACGAATTGGCTCTGAATAATTTCCGGCAATCCATCGATAAACTCATCATAGGATTTGAGGAGATGCTGAAAGATTAATTTCTTGTCGGTGACATTGTAAAGTGCCAATTGGTCCAAATCATACTGATCTAACTGCATATTATTAAATTATAATCCTTTCTTGTTAATCAAAATTAAAAAAAATTAATTTTATTCAATCAACCGGGATGGAATATTATTTAACTGAATTCTTGGCAAGATATTATAAATCAAACACTTTTTATCTTTCACGATTTCTTCGAGGAATCTCCAGAAATATCTTGCGACTTTGCTATTTCTATATTTCAACAACTCCATAAATTTGCGTTGCGACAATTCTTTGTCCGATTTGAGCAAACAGGTTATTGTTTTGCCGAAGAAAGTATTCTTTGGATCGGCGAATTCATTAATGCATTTGGATAAATCGTCGAAGAATTCCAACCATTTGAACGGTTTCAATTCTTCATTCGTGACGTAAAAGTGGATCTCCACAATAGCGCCAATTTTTTGCGAATCGACTTTCACTTTGAAGTATTTATGCAAAATGCATTTATCTCCAAATTTAATGTTTCCTTTCAAAACAGACCAAATCACCCAAGCAGGTAATTCAATTCCGTTGACCATTGCTGTCAAGAGAAACTCCATTGAGGTGTCTTTCCAATTGCGAATCATTGCGGGATGGAAGAGAACTTTCGATTCATACAAATGAACAGGCAATTTCGCGCTGGTTGAATTTAAATGATTCGATAAATCTTGAAATTCCGCATAATAACTATCGGTTGTCCCGAAAATATCTTCGCGCATTTTGGTTAACGATTTGATGGTTTCATCCACATCTCCTGATAATTTGTATTCTTCAACAATTACGTGTTTTGGTTTCTGCAAATATTTTTCCATTGGATCATGTTGTGCTAATTTAAATCAAAAAAAATAAATTTTTAAATTCTTAGTTCAAC